CAATTGATATTGCGCGAGATATTTCAAGGTGCGACCACCCGAAAAACGCGTCTGTTTTCCAAACATCTGCGCGTTCAAATTGTCTTTTTCCTGACATATGATCAAAACGATCGACCCGGTTTCGCGCATTCGTTTTTCGACGTCCGGCATCATCTGCGAATTAACTTTTGCTTTTGCCGCCCCGCCATAATCCCCACCGGCATCGGCACCGCCGCGAACTTCCGTGAAAATCTTTTCCTGTTGTTTTCGGGTTGCACGATCCGACAACGCATCCATTGAATCGACAACGTAAAACACCGGACCATTTTTCATCCGTTCCATCAGATGAAAATACAATTCTTCGACAGTTTCGGAATATACTGGATCATCACCCTGATACATCGGTGATTCAACTCGATCGGCGAAACCCTTGCCAAAATACTTTTCATCGTCCATGTGAACACCGTGTTCGATGTCATCCCATACGATTTGATAGTCATCGAATGCCGGGTTGTAACACGCTTCCGCTTGCGCCTGACGACATAACCACGACTTACCTGTTTCACTCCCACCGATGATCAAATAATACCCGCCTTTTTTGATCGCGACGTCAGGATAACCGGAACACCCGATATTCAGGGTCGTGATCCCCCAACCGCACATTTTAGATCGGTCGTATTTTGTCACACCGATCGACGACATTGCGTTTTCAATTTCTGTCGCGTCGACATCGATGGGTTCATCAGGTTTCTTTTTTGGTCGTCCCATTTTTCATTCCACAAACAGCACACAAAACAAACGGCGACCTGCCATGCGTAAAACAGGTCGCCGATCGGATCACAGAATCAATCCCATTCACCAAATTCAGAATCAGCGACCGTTTCTGCCGGTGCCTTTTCCTCGTCGGTTGCCTCGAATGGCGGTTCCTCGTCATTCGGTTCAGGTTCAGGTTCAGGTTCAGGTTCAACTGATCCCAAAACCTCGACCTCTGCACAACCGATCGCCTTTTCGACATCGTCATCATCATTAGACAAAACCAACGATGTTTGATCGCGGGAAATTTTCATCACTTCCCATTCGCCGCCCTTCCATCGAACACGCGTACCGATTTCAATCCCGGCGTCGGATGCCTTCAAATCTTCCTTGATGGAATCCCGTTTGGTTTCCTGTTTGGTTTTCGTTTCCCGTTTGGTTTCCGTTTTGGTGTCAACCGGGTCACCCTTATCGTCGCGACGACGACGTGTGCGCGGTTCCGTTTTTTCCGGTTCCGGTTCCGGTTTCGGTGGTCGCCGCGTTGTACGTTGTGTCGACGCCGGTGACTTGTCACCGTCATCGTCATCGTGATCATCCCCTGCCGCAACACCATACCATGCCGCTTCGACCTCTGAATCTTCAGGGATTCGCAACATGTCATCCAACACGTACGAATGATCGATGATTTCATCGGGTAGTGGTTCATCACGATCGACAAAATCAATCGCAATCGCTTTTTTGAACGTGAAACTGCCGCCGGAATCAGTACCGATGTCAATGGCAAGAATTTTTCCGTCGGTTTCGGGTGAATAGAAAAAATCCCATCCCCTCGATTCTGGCGCCGTTCGGATTCGTCGTTCCAGTAACTTGCCGAAATTGTGCCAAGATACGTCCCACAACTGCAAACCGGTGTCAGGGTCGTTGTGATCGTAAATCAAATACAATTGACGAATCGCCGGGATGAAAATTTTCATCGCGTCTTTGTCGTACGACGGGTCATCGGCACATTGCGCTTTCATGCGTTGCATGAAATCCGGCAAATTCAATTTTGTGCGAGCCACGAACCACTTTTTTTCAGGTCCGATTTCCTTGTAAACGTAAAACGTCCGTTCGTAGTGCTCGACACCCGGTTCAACCTGTGGATTACCTTCCCCGGCAAAATACGGCACGATTGAAACTTCGTGCAAACCCTCGTCAGGTTTCCACAACTTCAACCCCGGTGGGACGATCAAACACGATGACGTCATACCGTCATTAAATGTTTCAGCGCGTTCACGCGCAGTTGATCCCCGTTGACGTCGTCGTTTTGCGCGTTCTTCGCGGGACATTCCCATTTTTATCTCCTACGTTTCCGGGTTCGGTTTCGGTTTCGACTGACAATTGACGATCGATCGATGTGTCCTTCGTCGGTGTCCGCTTCTGGTGGTTCCAACTGTTGTTGGTTTTTTGGGTCAGCGTAATATCGACGCATGTTGAATTCTGTCAAATTGATCAAAACAGATTTTCGATTCGCTACTGAAAAGACCATCTGTTTTGACAAATCGGCAAGGTATTCCGCTTCGATCATTTCCTGTCTTAATTGTACGACGTCAGGACAACAAACGACTTCATTTTCTATCAACTTTTCCGTCGTTTTTTTGTCGGCGTACTGTGCCCGAATTTCTTTTGACTTTTGCGCAATCAACAATTTGTAACGTGCTTCAAGATGTTGAAATTTGCGATGAGAATCAGCAGCGCGGACCGCCCATTCAGTCGACAAATCCGCCTGACGTTCCCATTCCCGTTCTAAATCGTCCGGGTCAACACTCAATGAAATTTTATCAGTCATGAGATTTTGGATTGAACACATTGAACACCGCCAAATCGAACCCCGCCCATTTCGATTCGACGATTGAAAATCTGAATTCTTCGATAATGTCTGCCGCTCGATCCTGTTTTTCTTCGCTCGATTTGGGATCAAGTAACGCCTTATCGGCACACGCCAAAACCATATATCGCAATGATTCCGGTTCCTCTGTTTCCTTGATTGCCGTCAACACTTTTCGTGCCTGATCCCACGACGCCCGACCGTCCATCATCGTTCGAAAAATCTGGTACCCCGGCGTGTCTTTGATTGCGGGTTCGATCGCATCCAGTATTTCGGATTCAGTTTCAAGTTCTGCTACTTGTTCCAAAACAACCAACGCCAATCGCGCCGACTGATCAGACGATAACGCGATCTGCGTCAGAACTTTTTTCGACAACTTCCATTTCTTTTTTTCACACGCCTGTTGCATGATCTGAACCAAATCCCGATCACGGATTGGATTCAATTTATACGGACTGAATCGCGTTTTGATGGTTTTCGACAGCTTGTTGAAATCTGTCGTACACATCACGAAATACATCAACGGTGGTGGATTCTCAGTTGCGAGCAATAACGCATCCAACGCTTCTGGTGTCAATCGATGCGCCTCGTCGAAAATGATCACACGGCATTTGCCGTACAACGGCGCCGCATTCGCGCCAGCCAACAACGACCGTACCGTGTCAATCCCACGGGTCGCCGCTGCGTTGATCACCTGCAAATCTAAACCACGACAACCCAACGCACTTGCAACGATCATTGCCAACGTTGTTTTGCCTGTACCCGACGGACCATGAAACAGCATCGCATGAGGAATTTTTCCCGCCTTCCCCTGTGATTTCAATTTTGCGATTACAGCATCCTGCCCGACAACATCGCTAAATTTTTTTGGACGGACTTCATTGTAAAGTGACGACATTTTTATGCCTTTCATGCAACTTGTTTTGCGATCCAATGACCTGACCCATCATCGATATATTCGCGTTTGTCAAACCATGTACCGGTGGCAACTTCTGCCTCGACGATCAACGGCACCTGTACCCAATCCCAATGCTCACGAACCGAAACAGTCATGATTTGATGTGCCATATTCAGCACATCATCGAGTTCGCTTTCATGGATATCCAAAACGATCGAATCGTGAATCTGACCCACAATTTTCGATCGCATGTTTTTCGAAACCAACCAATTTTGCAATTGCGCCAACGACCACAACAACAAATGGAATGACGGACCCTGAATCGGCGTATTCATCAAATTGTTTCGAGAATATTCACCCTTGCAAACAAATCCTGTCATCAATGGGAACCACCCGCGTTTCAGGTACAGGTTCCACCATTTTTCTTTTTCCGATGACCAATGTGAAAATTTATTGTTGAAACGTTCCTCGACTTTACGAACGTGTTCCGTGTAATCGTCCAAATTCCGAATACCGTGATCGGTCAACAAATGATCATACAGACAAACACCATCGACCGTTTTGATACCCATTTTTGCGATCGCTTCCCACAACGCAACCGCACATGATTTGTACCACGACCCGTACAAAATTGGAAAAACGAAACCGTTTTTCGTCATCGTGCGCGCCATGCTTGATACCTGATCGCGGGATACACCGAACACTTCCGCCGCCATATCGCGGTGGATATCCAAAGACATGTCAGCGGCGTATTCCAACATTGCAGGATCGCGCCAAAAACACGCCGCGCCGCGAAATTCCAACGCACCAAAATCGACTTCACACAACACATGACTGTCGCGGGGAATGAATGCCCGGCGTACCAATCGCGACAGACGTTTGTTGCGTGCCGGGAAGTTTTGGAAATTCGGCGAATCTGATGATGAACGGTACGTCGAAACACAATGCAGATTGAACACCGGATGCAAATACCCACGGTCGTCAACTTCCGCCAAAATACCCTTCAAAAATGTACTGTTGCATTTCGTCAATTGCTGCCACGATTCCCATTTTTTGATAAACGGCAAATCGATGTGACTCAATGATTCAGGGTCGGTTTTCGCGCGACGGTTTTCGCTCGTATCGTCGCCGGTATAATTTCGGCATTCGTACCCACGGACATCAAACAGCATTTCACCGAATTGTTTTCGTGATTGCATGTTTGCCCCGGTACCATACGACTTTTTCCAATCACTCCAAAATTCATCCTTTCGCAAATCGTCGTATAGTCCCTTCAACGTTTCCTCTGACCACGCGATTGCCCGTTCCAGATATGCGGTATCGATGCGGAAACCGTTCGTTTCGACCTGTGATAACGCCTGTGATCCCTGCAACAACAGATCAAATGCACGTCGTTCATGTGGTACAGCGGGGATTACCGACATCAGGCATCACCCAACATTTTATCGGCGTACATTTTGTTGTTGCGTTGCATCTGATGGAACTGTTGACGTTGTTCCGGCGTGAAATCCTGTTCCTTGACGAACTTTTTGTTGATGAACATCCCTTGCCGATCCTTGATTGAATCCCATGCGATTTGATCACACTCGTCAATCATTGATGGGTCAGGGATCAACGCCAAAAACCCGCGATTGATATTGCCGATTCGCTGTTTCAAATCGACGGAATCACCAGATTCGATCGCCATCATCGCCCGTGTAACTTCTGTGTTGATCTTGGCGATGATCGCAGTCAATTTGTCGTAAACATCATCATCACCGGGAATGAAATCATCGACAGTTTTGGTCGCCTCGTTGTCACAATCATGAAAATCAAACGAGTAAAACGAACAACACTGGATCATAAAAACGCGGGCATCCCCGATCGAATCTTTCATGCCCTTGATTCGCCGATTGCGGCGTTGTTCATCTGGCACACCGCCGCCGTTGTCTGTCCGACTGACATGGTATTCCAAAAATTCTGATGTTTCCTCAATC